CAACGGTGTACGGAAATTGGACAAACGGCTCCGGCACAACATTAACAAACGCCGTAACGCTAACTTTCTCCGGTGGCACAACCCAGACAATCACCAGCGCAGGCAAAACATTTTCTGGTCCCATCACCATCGACACCTACGGCGGCACGGTTCAACTTGCCGACGCGCTGAACATTGGCTCGCAGATTCTGACGGTTACAAACGGTACGTTTACTACAGCAAGCTATGCGATAACTGCTGGTGGCATTACGTCTAACAGCAGCAACGTAAGGACCGTTAATCTTGGAGCGAGCACTTTAACCTTAAGCTCCGTAACAACGCATGTAAATTTTGGCGCAACTAATTTAACTTTTAACGCAGGAACATCTTCTGTTAATGTTAATTACAACTCCAGCGGTACGCTTAACGTATTTTGGGGTGGAGTTACATGGTATAATGTAACATTAAATAATAGTTCTTCGGGCTCCTTTGTATATACTTTTAGCGGCGCTGTAAATACAGTATTTAATAATCTTACAATTGTAAATGGGATAGGTGCTGGTTTTGCTGTTTATGCATTTTCTGCAAACCAGACAATCAACGGCACCCTAACTTGTGCAGGCGCATCTGCGGTGCGGCGTGTATTCCTACAATCTAACACCCTTGGAACTCAGCGCACGCTGACAGCCGCAGCCATATCCGCCACTGATTGTGATTTCCGCGACATCAACCTTGCTGGTGCGGCATCAGGCGCTTCTCCTACACGCGCAGGAGACTGCGGTGGCAACTCGGGCATCACCTTTCCTGCGGCCAAGACGGTCTACTGGAACCTTGCGGGCACACAGAACTGGAGCGCTACGGGGTGGGCAACTAGCTCTGGAGGAGCCCCGGCGGTTAATAACTTTCCCTTGGCTCAAGACACGGCTGTGTTTGATAACACAGGAGCCGCAGGCACGATCACAATTGAGCGGGCGTGGAACATCGGCACCTTTGATGCGTCTGCACGGACTAGTGCAATGACGCTAAGCACCAGCACTAACAACCCAGTGGTATATGGCAACTGGACGTTTGGCACAGGTGTTACCTCCTCCAGCACCACGGACACGTTGGTTTTTAGCAAGAACGGCACTCAGGCCATCACCAGCAACGGCGTTCAGTTTGGCTGCAACGTAACCGTTAACAATCCTTCTGGCACCGTCCAACTTGCCGACGCTCTGTCGCTAGGTTCTACCCGCACCTTGACCCTCACCGCAGGGACATTTGATGCTGTCACCTATAACGTAACAGCAGGGGCGTTTTCATCTGCGGGCAACACCACCACGCGGATGGGTTCTGGTACGTGGACGATGTCCGGCACTGGAACTGTGTGGAACGCAAATGCTGCGTCAATATTGATTGTTGGGACTTCTAATATTGTTCTCTCTGATACATCCACAAGTGGCAGAACTTTTATTGGTAGCGGCCTGTATTACAACAAACTCACAATTGGAGGGGCTACCGGAACGTCTAGTACGTTTTTTAGTGGGTCTATTATTTTATCCGAATTGGCGTCTACCAAGACAGTTGCGCATACAGTACAATTTACTCAAAACGTAACTACACAAGTAGGCAAGTGGTCAATTACCGGTACTTCTGGTAATGTGGTTACTGTTACCTCCAATGCTGCTGGCACGGTTTTTAACTTATTTATATTAGGTCCGGCCACCACAGGTGTTGATTATCTGTCTGTTCGTGACTGCGCAGTCTCTACCACCAGCTCCGGTGAGTTCTACGTTGGCGCAAACAGCACAAACGTATCGGGTAACAGTGGCCCTATCTTTTTCACGGCTACACCTGCCCCACGCACTCTCTACTGGGTAGGCGGCACGGGCAACTGGTCCTCCACCACTAAGTGGTCCACATCCTCCGGTGGCGCATCGGGCGCAGCCATCCCAACATCCCTTGACGCGGTTGTCTTTGACTCCGCCTCTAACGCCACAGCCTACACAGCGACCATTGACGCAGGAGTAACCCTAGCTCGCTGCGCTTCGTTCACCATGGCTGGCCCGCTGGCGGGTAACGTGACCTTTGCAGGCACGGTGGGTATTGCCTTCCACGGGAACGTCAGCTTCGCTGCTACCGGGATCACCCGGACATACACGGGCACGATGAACTGGGCAGGTAACGCCAGCTACACGTTTACAACCAATGGGCTGACACTTGGGTCAAACTGCACGGTTCTCGGAATTGGATCAACATGGACGCTTGGAAGTGCTTTAGATATCGGTACGCCTACACTTACAGTTACATACGGAACATTTAATACATCGGCAAGCAACTATGCGGTTACTTTGGGAAGTATTTCGTCTAACAATAGCAACATAAGAACAATAACATTAAATAGCAGTTCATTATCTATATCACAAGCAACTTTTGTTACATTTACTACATCTACTAACTTAACATTTAATGCCAACACATCTACTATTACATCAAGTTCTGTTTCTGGACCTATTTTTAACGGCGGCGGACTGACATTTTATAACATCAGTTTTACCGGCGCCAACCCTGCTTCTATAGCTATTAACCAAGCAAACACATTTAACAACCTGTCCTTTACGGGTCGCACTACTGTAGGAATTACCCCCGTCACTTTTAACGCCAACCAAACTATCAACGGGACCCTGACCGTTAGCGCGGGTACCGCAGCCGCATATCGCACGTTCCTTGCCTCTGACACGATAGGCACCACCAGAACCCTTACCTGCGCGGCTGTGTCTGCGACCGACGCTGATTTCAGGGACATCACTATTGCAGGCGCAGCGGCTCCTATCAGTGGAACCCGGTTAGGTGACGCCAAGGGAAACTCCGGGATCACGTTCCCCGCAGCCAAGACGGTTTATTACAGACAGTCTACTTCGGTTTCATGGGCAACCACAGGATCGGGAAGTTGGTCACTTACCAATAATGGCGCATTAGACGCTACTGCTTTTCCGTTAGCCCAAGACACTGCCATTTTTCCTTCTTCGCCCACCGCTTATCCGACTAGCGGGAATATCGTCACCATCAACGCTTCCTTCAACATCGGCACCATTGATATGTCGGCCCGAACGGCCAACACAATGACGCTGGCGATGGGTACGACAAACCCGACTATCTACGGCAACTGGATCAACGGGACGGGAACAACGCTAAGTGGCTCGGGCAGGTTAACGTACGCAGGTCGAGGGGCGCAGCAGATCACCAGCGCAGGCAAGACGTTTACCCAGCAGACAACTATAAACAGCCTTGGAGGCTCTGTAACTCTTCAAGACGCTTGGGTAACAAGTTCTGGAACGGCCAACTTTAACCCGGAACTTTTGGCTGGTACCTTTGATGCCAACGGGTATAACGTAACCAACGCAGGAACGGGATCATATCAAGCATTCTCTTCTACCGGAACGCTTACCAGAACATTAGCTATTGGTTCCGGCACGTGGACATTTTCAGGGTCTGGGGCGCAGTGGGCCGTTTCCGGTTCCAACATTACTATTACTGGCTCTGGAACCATTAGCTTCCCAAACGCTTCTGGTAAACAGTTTACTGGCGGGGGTCTTTCCTATTCCGGCATCACCCTCAATCAAGGCGGTGCGGGCACCTTGACCATTGGCGGAAACAACACCTTCAAGACAATTACCAACACGTACAGCGCCACGGGCGCTACGTCGATTGCGCTGGGCAGTACCACCCAGACCCTGACCGATCCGTGGACCGCTACGGGGGCGGCAACTCGGGTTTTGACTGTCAGTGGTACATCCGCCGCCGCTCCGGGCACTTTAATTTACACGGGCGCTGGCGTTGCCGCCAACTCGGTTGACTACCTCACCATCAGTAACGTCCGTGCTTATCCCTTGGTGGATGAGTGGTACGCCGGGGCCAACTCCACCAACAACGGTTCTCTGGGCTGGTACTTCGTTGCCGCTGGCGGCACGGTCTACGCCGCAACGATTACTGAAACGGGTACGGGTACTGACTCTATCCTTGCCCGAGCAGCTTTTAACAGCAGCCTGTCCGATACCGCCACAGGCACAGATAGCATTAGCGCTAGTTTTCTTTACCTTGGTACCGTATCGGAACTTGCCACAGGGTCTGACTCCGTACTGGCTCAAGCTATTTTCCGGGCCTCTCTTGCTGAATCCGGGCTTGGTTCTGACACCATTTCCGCGCAGTCGGCCTTGGGGGCTGCAATCCTTGAGTCTGCCACCCTTGCCGATACTGACCTTGCTCGGCTAATTGCCCGCGCTACTCTGGATGAGACCGCCACGGGAACGGATACCGATGTTGGGCGTATTAGCTTCCCGACAAGCATCTCCGAGACTGCCACGGGTACAGACACCGATTCTGCTACCAACACCCTGCGGCCCAGTGTTTCTGAGTCCGCTACCGGCACTGAAACCGTAGCCACCCGCTACATCGCTCGGCCCAACATTGCCGAAACAGCTACTGGCACTGACGCGGTTTCCGCTCTGGCTATATTCCGTTCTGCTGTAGCCGAGTCCGCCACGATCACGGACTTAGTCTCGGCGCTCAAGGGGGCGGTTGCCTACATCGTTGAGTCTGCTACCGGCACGGAAACCGTTTCTCCTCGGTACATCGCTAACCCAAACATCTTCGAGTCTGCTACCGGTACTGAAGCTATTGCCACCCGCTACATCGCCCGTCCCAACATTGCCGAGACGGCTACTGGTACTGACGCAGTTTCTGCGCGGGCTACATTCCGTTCCGCCGTAGCTGAGTCCGCCACGATCACGGACCTTATCTCTGCCCTTAAGGGATACTTCGTTTACATCGTTGAGTCTGCTACCGGCACTGAAACCGTCACCCCTCGGTACATCGCCAACCCAAATATCTCCGAGTCTGCTACCGGCACTGAGACCGTCACTCCCCGGTATATTGCCCAGCCCAACATTGCTGAGACTGCCACGGGCACTGAGACTGTTTCCCCGCGCTACATTGCGCGGCCCAGTATTTCTGAGAGCGCCACCGGCACTGACACTGACGCAGCCAAGTTGACCGCTGCGGGAACAATCTCCGAGACCGCAACCGGAACTGAGGCCATTACCGCCCGGGCTACGTTTAAATCAAACATCTCCGAGTCTGCCGTCGCCCAAGAGCTTGTCCAAGCGTTCTTTGTCGTTGCCGCACAGGTCAGCGAGCTTGCCACCGGTTCGGACCAGATCAGTGCCCTACGGGCGTTAGCGGCGGCGGTTGTTGAGGCTCTCACCATCTACGAGGGCAGCTATGTCGCAAACGCCACCTTTAACACCCCCGGTGCCGGTTCATGGACTGTCCCTGCTGGAGTGACCAGCGCAATCATTGAACTGTGGGGCGGTGGCGCTGGCGGGTACGAAGGCAGAGCATCTGGAAATGGCGCTGGTGGAGGTGGCGGCGCTTACGCTAAGAAGATATTGAGCGTGACCCCCGGCGCGAGCTTGAATTACGTTGTGGGTAGTGGCGGCGCGGGGTTTAGTGTCTTTCCCGTTGTCCCAGCCACCGCAGGCACTGCGTCTACTTACAGCACTATTTCGGCTGGAGGCGGCGCTGTTTTTGGGGCCGGAGGGACTGCCACTGGCGGCGACATCAATATTTCTGGCGGTACTGGAGTGGTCATTACCGGGGGAACCGCAGGAGGTCCGGGCGGAGGTACTGGTGGAACTACAAGCGGCGCTGCGGGTAACGCCCCGGGCGGTGGCGGTGCGGGCGGCATATATACCGGTGGATTTTTAAACGCTCCGGGTGGCAATGGCGCAAACGGGCGTGTCCAGTTCTCTACGTTAGTGGGGTCTCCTACCGCGCTGGTAAATTTTGTTGGTCGGCTCCAAGAAGCCGCTACGGCCCAAGATGCTGTAAACGCTCCGGGATCAGCCTACAACATCCTGATGCAGGAGCTTGCGCAGGCGCAAGACGCACTTACCACCACGGCTGTCTTCCCCGTTTCTCTGTCCGAGACCGCCACCGGCACCCAGACCAACAGCGCAGCCTTCATCCCCTTGGCGACGATTACCGAGTCAGCCACGATTACCGATGTAGCCAGCGCACTCCAAGCATTTGCCGCCAGTATTTCCGAGACCTCTGCCGCCGCAGACTCGGTGCTGGTTGCCCCGTCCATCTTCAACGCCATCGCGGTTGCCGCTGCCACGGCTATTGACAACTTCAACCCGGCAGGCAGCATCTACAACGTCACCGTCCCTGAGAGCGCCACCCTGTCCGACAGCGTGATCGGGGCGTTCCTGTGGAACCTAATCAATGATTCTCAGAACGTAACTTGGAGCCTTGTCGATGCCGCGCAACCCACAACATGGGCGCATGTCGAGGCATCTCAGTCTGGTGGCTGGAACATCATTCCGATCACGACTGATAGGTATGGGCCAACATGGGCCGCATCTGCGGCGGGCGGCGGTACGGCTATTTTGCTCAATGGCCAGCAGACAACTGACGTCTACCAGCAGTACATGTTCTACAGGAACGGGGCTTGGATAGTTCCACGATTGACTATACCGGGAGTTTTTAACTCAATTCAGTACATCAATGGCCAGTACTTTGTGTACAGCGCTAACACCAACGTTTCGTACGGCGCTAAATTGCTGCGCAGCACCGATGGCCTGAATTGGTCGGCGGTCACAACACTGCCCACCAGCACCCCTAACACCAGACAAGTGTTGGGGATGTTTGGCAATGGCTCTACCATCGTCATTGCCTACAACAACCTCACCTACATCAGCACAGACAATTGCGCGACGTGGACTGCTAGTTCCGCTCTGCCCGGTGATTTGCAGGGGGCTGTTGTAGGGTTTGCGTTCGGTGCTGGTCTGTACGTTATGTGCGACGGGCGAAGGGTATTCACTAGCGCAAACGCACTGACGTGGACTCAGGCCGTTAGTTTCACTGGGGTGGGTTGGTCTGGGCAACGTGGATCGGTATCGTGGAGCGGTTCTAGATTTGTTGTAATTGCAAGAAACATCTTTGCGTTCGATTCGCCCCAGATTCGCACCAGTACTAACGGGATTACATGGACAACCGTTAGCCCCCCGTCGCCGCTTAGTACGCAGGCAGTTTGGGCGTTTTGGGATGGGGCGCAGTTTGTCTTTGCTACCGCCGGTGCGGGTTCCACCAATGCTGCGTTCTACGCCGCAAACTCCACACTGACCACGTTCACGCTGCTTGGCTATCTGCCGGGGCGTTTTTACATCCCAACAATACAGGCAAGCTACTTGATGGGGTCTATTAACGGTCAGTACATCCCGCCGGGTTACGCCATCCCTTTTACGGGCACTTTCTACACTTCACCAAACTTCTCCACTTTCAATGCGATCAACGCCGCTTGGCCAACAAACGCATGGGGTGTGGTGGATGCCTCGACGGCAACCTCGTGGAACATCATTCCAGAGGTTCGGTAAACCCCGGGTGACATCCGACAGGCAAACTGACAAAATGCAACTAATCGACTAAGGAGCAACGAATGGCCACATCAGACATTCTCCGACTCACCCTCATCGCTAACGGCGCAGAAGCTGGTACGTGGGGCGATACCACCAACACCAACCTGGGCACCATCTTGGAGGATGCGATTGCCGGGTACGCGGCGATCGCATCCTCTGCCAGCCAAGCATTCACGATTGTGGATGGCGCATATGATCAGGCGCGGCTTGCCATGATCCGGTTGACCACGACTACAGCGGCAAACTTCGCGGTCTACGCGCCCCCGGTCTCCAAGCAGTACGTTATCCAAAACGGCAGCTCGTACACTGCCACGATCTACAACTCCACCGTAGCTGGAAACACGACTGCTGCTGGCGCTGGGGTGGCCATCCCCGCTGGAAAGACCATGACGGTCTGGTCTAACGGCACCGACTTCTTGGTCCAGAACAGCCATGTGATTGGTACTGTGGTTGGCAACGTGACCGGAGACCTGACTGGCAACGTGACGGGGAATATTAATGGAGTAGTGACCGCCACCGCCGGGTCTACCGCAGTTACGCAAACATTTGGCGATAACGACACCAGCATCGCCACCACCGCTTTTGTGCAGGCGGCGCTCCAAGCGCTCCACCCCGTGGGCTCCATCTACATTAACGCCACGAACTCCACTAATCCCGGCACGTTGCTTGGCTTCGGTACTTGGACCGCATTTGGCGCTGGTCGGGTGCCGGTTGGTTTTAACGCAGGCAACCCGCTGTTCGACACGGCTGAAGAGACCGGCGGTAGCGCGGATGCAATTACGGTAGCTCACACCCACACGGCTACGTCTACTGATTCTGGCCACACGCATACCGTGGTACAGGAGGGGGGCCGCAACACCTCTAGCTCTTACCAGAACGGACCCAACGCGACGTTCCGAGGGGAGGTCAATACTACACTCACGACCAATACAGGCACCGCGAACATCACCACGACTGTTGCATCTTCTGGTTCTTCTGGCACCAACGCCAACTACCAGCCGTACATCACTGTGTACATGTGGAAGCGCACGGCGTGAAGGTTGTCCAGTGAAGCTGTTTACCATCTTCCCCACTGTTGTCAGCATGCACTCCCTTGGGCGCGGGCTTACGATGGAAGAGCTTGCTTGCGTGTACGAGCAGGAAAAAGCTCAAAACATGCACAACGAGATTACGGTTAACGATCAGCTTTTGGACGACCCCCGGATGGTCGAGCTGGGAAAGTTTGTGCAGGCTTGCTTGGATGAGCACATTGCTTCGGTATACAGCCCCGCTTATGACACTACCTTGTTTGTGACGCAGTCTTGGGCAAACTACACCGAGCCGGGCAAGCAGCACCAAAAACATGCTCACGCCAACTCGTTCATCTCGGGCGTCTTCTATGTGCAGGCTGAACGCAACTGCGACGAGGTTATTTTCTACCGCCCCGGCCCTAGTCAGATGACCATCGACCCCGCTCCGGGCAACACCCTCAACGCACACTCGTGGGGTTTTGATGTTGAGGCCGGGCAGTTGATCCTCTTTCCTTCTTACATGGAGCACATGGTCCCGCCGACCAAAAGCTCTCGGACTCGTGTGAGCATTGCGTTCAACACGTTTATCCGGGGCCGTATGGGAAACCGCACTGGACGCACACATTTGCAAATTAAAAGTGACCCATGATCGACCCAATCACCGCATTTGCCACTGCGCAAGCTGCGGTGGCAGGCATCCAAAAGGCGCTCAAGCTCGGTAAGGACATCACCGGCTGCATCAAGGAGTTTTCGGCGCTCTTTGAGTCTGCTGACGTTATCAACAAGGCCGCTAACGAAGCGCATGCTGGGAAGTCAGACGCGGCGCAGGCAATGGAGATCGTCATGCAGCAAAACAAGCTGCGTGAGGACATGGAGCACTTGAAGCACCAGTTGGTGTACGGCGGCTATCCAGAACTCTGGACACTGTTTCTCCAGAAGCACATGGAGATTCAAAGAGCCAGGAAGAAGCGGGAGGCGGAGGAGAAGGCAGCGAAGCTAAAGCGTAGACAAGAGACAGCGATGATGACGCTGTATATCTTCATCACCGTTGCGTTTGTCTCTTTCCTGATCGGGTTCGTTTACATCATCATGCACGTATGAGTGACGAAAAATCCTCCACCGTCCTTGACAAGGTCCTTGGGTATGTGGACTCGCCCTTCAAGTTGTTTGCCATCATCCTCATGGCGGTCATCGCCTTTGTAGGGTATGCCATCTGGCAGAACCAAGAGTTCATTCTCGGCGCGTACAAGGAGCACAAGAAGCTTCCCACCATAGCCGAGGACCGCGTAGAGGATGCGGCGGCCCACCTGTTCAAGAATACCGGCGCTGCGGTGGTGGCAATCTTTAAGGTCAACCCGGTGTTTGGAACCAGAGTCCTGTACCGCGCCTACACACGAGACGGCAGGGACAAAACTCACGAGGGGCTGGATGTTGGGCTTTTCACGGGTAACGCATCTAACAATGCGGACGTGGTGGCGCTGATGGCCGGGGAGATTCCGTGCGGTCACTACAAGACGGCGCAGAGCGAGATTGGGCTATGGTATATAGAACAGGGCATGACTTACGGATGCCGTATCAGCGTCCCGCCCGAGCAGGGTAAGTTCATAGGCCAGATAACCGTGGGGTGGAAAGAAGAGCCACCTGATGTAGATGCGTACCGCACATTGCTGCGCATCGGTGCAACCATGCTCTCTAAGAGCAAACAGCAACTTTAAGGAGCGACCATGTTTGATCTACTCAGCGGCGGCTTACTCGGTGGCATCTTTGGCGGGGTCTTCCGGCTTGCTCCGGAGGTACTGAAGTTTTTCGACAAGAAAAACGAGCGCCAGCATGAACTGTCGATGTTCGATAAGCAGTGCGACCTGGAGAAGGTCCGGGGGCAGCAGAAGCTCGCTGAAATCGGGGCCGCTCGGGATGCTGCGATCGACGTGGGGGTCATGGATGCTTTTAACTCCGCCATTCAGCAGCAGGCCGAAATGGTCAAGGCAGCCGGCGGTTGGTCCGCTGCGCTCTCCGCCAGCGTTCGCCCGGTGGTAACGTACTGGGTGCTGCTGATCTGGTCCTTTGCCCATATCTGGTTTGCCTGGAATGCCTGGGCAAATGGCCTTCCCCCGGCTGAAGTGTTCAAGCAGATCATGTCTCCTGACTTTGCCGCGCTTCTTTCTGGCACCATCAATTTCTGGTTCTTGGACCGCACTTTGAAACAGCGGGGGCTGTGATGAACCTGGAGCTTGCCGCAGAGTTGTGCCGCAGGTTCGAGGGCTTCAGGGCGAAGCCCTATCTGTGCCCGGCTGGTGTCCCCACCATCGGGTACGGGTCTACGTACTACGCCGACGGCCGCAAAGTCCAACTCATCGACCGCCCAATGGATGAGCCTGCGGCCCGGGCCCTTTTGATGGTGGAACTGGAGCATACCTATGCCCCGGGGGTCATTCGTCTCTGCCCGGGCCTGATTACGGACGTGCCTAAATTCAACGCCATCGTGGACTTTGTCTACAACCTTGGGATTGGCCGGTTGCAGACCAGCACACTCCGTAGGAAAATCAACGCCAAAGACTGGGATGGCGCAAAAGAGCAATTGATGCTTTGGACGCGGGGAGGCGGCAAAGTGCTGCCCGGCCTAGTTAAACGGCGTACCGCTGAGTGCGCACTGATTGGATAACCATGCCGCTGCAAAAACTCCAACTTAAGCCGGGGGTCAATCGCGAATCGACCAGTTTGGCCAACGAAGGCACGTGGTTCGAGATGGACAAAGTGCGCTTCCGGTCCGGCTATCCGGAAAAACTTGGGGGGTGGACCAAGGACACCGGATCAGCCAATACTACCGGGGGTGAGGCTGCTCCCCCGACGGGCTCGTTTTGGGGCGTGTGCCGGTCGCTGTTTAACTGGGTCACGGTTGCAAGCTTTAACCTGATGGGCGTTGGGACCAACCTAAAATACTACATTCAGCAGACGGCCAACGGCACGTTTTACGACGTCACCCCGATCAGGGCAACGGACACTGTTGCTTCCAACGCCTTCACCACCGTCAACACCAGCACGACGGTCACGGTCAACGACACGGGGCACGGGGCGCAGGCCAACGACTTTGTCACCATTTCTGGTGTGGCGTCTGCTGTCAACGGCATCCCGGCTGCAAGCCTGAACAAAGAGTTTCAGATCGTCTCCATCGTGAGCGGGAATGCCTACACGATTGTGGTGGATACTGCCGCAACTTCTAGCGGTACTACGGGGGCGGCCACCTTCACCTATCAGATCACTACGGGCAGCGACATCTATACGACGGGCGTGGGGTGGGGCGCTGGGGGTTGGGGCGGTATCACATCCGGATATGCAAGCACCGGGTGGGGCAGCCCGGCCCCCGCTGGGGTGGGTATTGGAACGCAACTTCGCTTGTGGAGCCAGGACAACTACGGCGACTACCTTGTAATGAACCCGCGAGGCGGCCCAATTTATTTGTGGGTTCCCGCAGCTGCTCCGGCCACTTATTACCGCGCGCAGGTTCTATCTCCCAGCAATGCCAATACCCAGGACAGCATTCAATACTGGTTGACGGATACCTCTTGCCCGAATATTTGCAACATCGTCGCAACCTCAGACACCTCTCGGTTTGTGATTGCGTTTGGCTGCAATGAGTTGCCCGCTACAAAAGGAGCAGCCGCGTCCACGGTATGTGATCCGTTGCTTGTTCGCTGGTCTGATCAAGAAAACTATGCGGTATGGTGGCCAGAGGCGACTAACCAAGCGGGGTCATACCGCTTAAACATTGGCTCGTCCATCGTAGCCCAACTTCAGTCTCGTCAGGAAATCTTGGTGTGGACCGACGCTGCCCTGTATTCCATGCAGTATCTTGGCCCGCCGTACGTGTGGGGCTTCCAGATTCTTGGTGACAACATCTCCATCATGGGGCCGAACTCGGTTGCAACGGCTGCAAACATCACCTTTTGGATGGGCACGGACAAGTTCTACATGTACTCCGGTCGTGTGGAAACGCTCTACTGCCCTCTTCGCCAATACATTTTTGGCAACATCAACCTGTCCCAGCGGTACCAGTTCTTTGCCAGCACAAACGAGAACTACAACGAAATTTGGTTCTTCTACTGCTCGTCGAATTCAAACATCATTGACCGCTACGTCATCTATAACTACCTGGAGCAGACCTGGGCCTATGGCAATCTCAGCCGGACGGCGTGGCTCGACACGGCGCTGCGCGGCTATCCGGTTGCTGCCACCACGGGGGGCCTGTTGGTGTATCACGAAGATGGCGTGGATGACGGCACCACTAACCCGCCCACCGCAATCGAGTCCTACATTCAGTCTGCCGACTTCAATATCGGGGATGGGCACAACTACGGGTTTGTGTGGCGGGTGATCCCTGACGTGACCTTTGATGGGTCTTACGTCAACCAGCCCGCAGTAACCTTCTCCATGAAGCCGCGCCAGAACCCTGGATCGCTTTACTCCGCTACGGCGGCTGAGGGCGTGACTAGTGCGCAGAACTATCAGACGCAGCGCAACTACATTGTCCAAGAGTTCACCGAGATCATCTACACCCGGGTCCGTGGGCGGCAGATGGCTTTCAAGATTAGCTCTGATGGACTTGGTGTGAACTGGCAGCTTGGTGTGCCTTCAATTGATGTGCGCCCGGACGGCCGGAGATAACGCATGACGCTGATTGTCACCTCTGAGTTTGAACTCAACCGGGTTACGGCACCGCGTCTACCCACCGCGCCTCTTGAGTATGAGAAGAGATTCCATGACCAATTTTCCGATGTCCTGCGCCTGTACTTCAATCGGCTCGACAACATTCTGGGGCAGCTTGTAGCAACTATGGACACAATCCCTATTTCTATTGGCGGCACCAACACCGATGCGTTTGGCCGGCTTCGAGTCAGTGAACCGTATACCCTGTTTGATAGTCAGAGCCGGTATGCTGCTGATAACCAGTTCAGCACCTCCACTTCTGGCACTGGCACTTCTACCTTCAATACCAATCAGTCCAGTGTCAGCATGGCCGTGACGGGCGCTGGTGTGGGTTCCGTTGTGCGGCAGTCGTACCGCAATATGCTGTATCAACCGGGCAAGGGCTTGCTGGCCCTTGCTACGTTTCAGATGGACAACGGGTCATCTGCCAACCTCACACAGAGGGTGGGCTACTTCAACACGCAAAACGGCGTATTTTTCCAGCGCACGGGTGGCGTCAATTCGTTCGTGATGCGTTCATACACAACGGGCACGGCAAGTGACGCTAGATTTGCCAACCAAGCAAACTGGAATGGCGACAAACTTGATGGCACGGGAGCGTCCGGCCTGACGCTTGATCTGACGCATCCTCAAATTCTTTGGATGGACTTTGAGTGGCTTGGCGTGGGGTCGGTTCGGTGTGGCTTCATCATCAACGGCCAGTACATCGTTTGCCACACGTTTGATACCGCCAACGTCTACGGAACCACGGTGTATATGACGACGGCTGTTTTGCCGGTTCGTTATGAAATTACCACCACAACGTCGGCAGTTGCTGCCACCCTGACGCAGATTTGCTCTTCTGTTATATCGGAGGGGGGCTTTGAGGCCACGTCGATTGAGCACGTTGCTAGACGTACGACGGTGCTTGGCACCATTAATACAGCCGCCAACTTCCTACCAGTGGTATCAATTCGGCTGGCGTCAACTGCACTTGGCGCGGTGGTGCTGCCCAACCGAATCCAGTTCCAGCCAACCACCCTGCAAAACTACGAAGTAGCTCTCATCAAGAACCCGGTTTTGACGGGGGCGACTTGGGCAGCAACGGTTCCATCGGACAGCAACGTCGAGTTTGATGTTGCTGCCACGGCGATTGCCACGGCAGGGACGATTGTCCAGACCGCCTATATCTCAAGCTCGGGCGGCGGCGGGCAGGCAGATACGATCTCTCCGACAGGATTTAACTGGGATCAGCAACTTGGCGTGTCGCTGACAAACGTAAGTGATATTTATACCCTGGGCGTCCGCACAATTTCTGGCGCTACGACCGGCGATGGCGTCGGGTCGATCTCTTTCTACGATTTGACGCAGTAATTGCCCACCCCGTGATACGATTATTAAGCAAGGAGTACCCCCATGGCCGCTGAAGATCAAGGCATCATGTCTCTGCCGCAAGGTGCGGGGACCGAGGCCCCCGCACCATTGTCGTTGGAAGACTCGTACGATGCCGTACAGACAGGCCTGAGTACTGCTTCTCCCCAAGCTTCTGCCGACATACAGGAACTGATGCGCAGCATCACTCCTGCGCTGGATCAACTCTCCGATGAGGACCTGCAAAAGATGCTGGAAATTGTCCAGTATCTTTACGAAGGCGGGGAGGCGGAATACGCCAAGCGGCGGCAAGAAGCGATTAGCTCCGGGGCGATTGAACAGGATGACCTGCCCGAGGATTTTGATCCGGAAGTGCTGTCGGCAATCGGCACTGTTGTCATGCAAGCGCTCCAGCAACGTCAAGGGGGAACCCAGCAGGAAATGCCGGCTCCCCCGGCCCAATTTGCCCGGGGTGGGATTGCTGAAGCGGCACGTCTAGTGGCATCTCGGGGCCGGGATGGCGACACCATGCTGGCCCATATCAATCCGAAGGAAGCACGTCTTCTGCGCAGCCATGGTGGCTCGGGCACGATCAACCCAAAAACCGGGTTGCCCGAGTACAAAAATATCTTCCAGAAGATTGGTGGTGCGATCAAGTCCGCATTCAAGTCGGTTGTTAATGCAGTCAAACCGATTTTGAAATCTCCGATTGGTCGAATCTTGGCTACCGTTGCACTGGCCACGTTCCTCGGGCCTGTTGCTGGCGCTTTTGCGGCGCCCCTTGCTGCCGGTACTGTCACTCTTGCTGGCGGCGGCAACATCAAGCAGGCACTTGTAGCAGGGGCCACGGCCTACTTCGGTGCTCCTGGTGGCGCGGTTGCCGAGTATGTTGGCGCGGCGGGTATTACCAACGTCGCGGCCAATGCTGCTGTCACGGCGGGTATTGTTGGAACGGGCGCGGGCCTGCTGTCTGGTCAAAAGCTCGCTGACGCCGTCAAGTCTGGTCTGACCGCTGGCGCCACCAGTGGTCTCATGGCCGGCATGAAGAGCGGGTTTGGCACAACCACTCCCACCGGCTTGCCCCCTGGTTCCATGAGCCCCCAAAGCGTTCAAGATGCTGCACGGCCCGTTACCCCGGAGAGCGTCAGCACTCAGATTGAAGGCGGGACGCAGACTGCGCCGGTTGCTCCCCCTCCTGCGCCCGTTGCTCCCCCTGCACCTCCCGTCCTAACTTCGCCCGTTGCTCCCCCAAATCCGGTGATGCCGGAGCCCCTGGGCCCTGTCTCTCAGGGAGTGACGGCGGACCAAATAATGGGCCCGTATGTTGAGCCCCCGATGATCAATATGGCGGCGCAAGGGACGGGTGCTCCGTATAGCCCCACTGCGGGCCTTCAACTGCCTCCGGGCGCGGCGCCAGAGGCGGGCTACACCGTGGCCGGAGCCCCGACCGGTACTCCTACTGCTGGCGACTCCTTCCAGCGGATGGCCGGCGGAATTGGCGACCTGATGCAGGGTAAGGAAGGCGCGTTTGACACCGTCAAACAAGGCGCTTCTGATCTGTTCTTCCCCAAGACCATGTCGGCGGCGGAACTGCAAAACACAGAAGCCTTCCAAAATGCTCGGGCCAATGGCGCTTCGTACAGCGAAGCAATGAAGGCCGCCAGCGCCAACAACCCAGGCTTGCTGCGCCAGTACGGCCCCTTGGCTGCTGCCGGCGTGGGGGTGATGGGGCTTGCAGGTGGATTTACGCCGGGCGCGCCCCCTAAGCCAACTCTTGTTCCTTCGGCCAGGGGCCAGGACCTTATCAATCAGGACCCCAGCAGGTACATGATTCAAGGGTTGCCCGGCGTTCAATACAGCGCCCAAGGCAACATCACGGGCTCTTCCTCTTGGAGCCCCTTCGCCTCGATGGCGGATGTCCGAGCGCCAGCTTACGACTATCTCAACCCCCGGCGGGCCGCCTACGGCGGTATTGCCTCTTTGGCCACGGGCGGGTATCCTCGGAAAACAGGAGCAATCAGCGGCCCTGGAACCGAAACGTCGGATTCCATCCCTGCGATGCTGTCTGACGGCGAATTTGTCATGACCGCCAAGGCCGTGAAGGCCATGGGCAATGGCAGCCGCAGAGCCGGGGCGAAGAAAATGTACGCCCTTATGCATCAGCTTGAGCGCAACGCCTCGCGGGGATAAATATGGCTAACGAAGTCACCGAACAAATAGTCCGGGAAACGCCGGAAATTGAGGCCTACAAGCTAGGCCTTTTGAAGTCTGCGCAGGCGCTTCAAATGCCTACGCTCCCCAACTACCAAGTTGCGGGGCTTCAGCAGGGGCAGCTTGATGCGCTGCGGGCGGGGCAGCAGGGCATTGGGGCGTATCTGCCGTACCTGCAACAGGGAACGACTACGTTGGGCGCCGGCGCCGGCACGGTAGGACAGGGCATTGCCAGCTTGTACGGCGCTGCTGGGGGCTACGATCCGCGTATGGGCATGGCCTTCATGAACCCGTACATGCAGTCGGTCATTGATCAGTCGCTGCAAGAGATCAACCGCCAAGGCGATCTGTCCCGTCAGAATCTGCAAGCGCAGGCTGTTCGGGCAGGCGCGTTTGGTGGCAGCCGCGAAGGCGTCCAGAGGGCAGAGCTGGAGCGGGGGCTGTCTCAGACCCGCAATCAAGCCATCATCAGCGCGCTGCAATCGGGCTATGGTGCGGCGCAGCAGCAGGCTCAGCAGGCCTTTGAACAGCAGCAGCAACGCCAGTTGGCCATGGGCCAAGGTCTGGGATCGCTGGGCAGTCAGTTGGGCACCATGGGTATCCAGCAGGCCGCGCTTGGTCAGACTGCTCAAAACTTGGGCCAGAACGACGTCAACTTCCAATTCAACCTGGGTTCCATCCAGCAAAAGCAGCAGCAAGCCGAACTCGATGCACTGCGCGCTTCGCAGATGCAGCAGGCCATGCAGCCGTACCAGCAACTCGCCTTTGTGTCGGACATCTACAAGGGTGCGCCTTCCTCGCAAATGTCGATCACGCAGGCGCAGCAGCCCGCACCAAGCCCGTTCCAGCAGATCGCGGGCCTGGGCACTGCCGCTCTTGCCGGCGCGGCCGCGTTTGGCGGAAAAGACTCGACCAAGACCTCACTTTTCTAAGGCCGCACGATGAAAGAAGACATCCTCAAACGTGCCATGTTTGCCATGCCCTTGTCAAAAGAGGCAAAGAACTCCGGCATTCTGGCCGGGTTCGACTTGGACGAAATGGACGAAATGGAAGAGATGCCTGAGCCCTCAGAAGAGATGCCTCAGATGTCGCGCACTCCCCAGAATCCTGAGATTCTGATGAACAACTTGCGCGGGGACATGCGCTCGGTGGACGCTCGGTACATGGAGCTTGCTCAGTTGGTGGGCGAAGAAGCTGCCATGGAGACCCCTCCCGAAGTGCTGGCGATGCTGCAATCGCAACTTGCTCAGCAGGGCGCGGGCATCGGTGCGTTGCCCCAGGCCCAAGGCATGATGCCGCCGGGGATGCCTCCACAGCCGCAGGGCGGAATGCCTCCGGGCATGGAGGGCATGATGCCCCCTTTTCCGCAGGGCGGGGCTGAGCAGGCTCCGCCTACCCCAGATGGCATGCCTCCGATGCAGGCAGCGGCCGGTGCGTTTGTCACCCCGCTTACCCGCATGGCGCAGATGGCTGCGGACAAAATCAGCCCTTTAGCAACCCAGGCCAACGTCCTTGGCGGCCAACTGATGAGCCGGGGCCTGCCCCAGCAGTTCCCCGCTATCTTTGAGAACGTACGGGGTCCTGGCGGCCGGTATACGGCTGAGCAAATCCTGAAGTACCCGACGCTGACCGAGCACCTGAGCAAGTTTGCGGGGCCCACTATCAGCGGCATTGCACAGCGGCTGGGTATGCAAGCGGCTCCGGCCGCTACTGCCGCCGGAGTTCTTGTTGCCGGATCGGGCATGTACAAGGGCGTTGCCGGGGATGGCAGTGGCATTACCCCGGAGCGCGCGGCGCTGCTCCAGCAGTTTGAGGATGCGTACTACAAGCGCATGGATCGCTCGATTCCGTTGCCCACTGCCATCCAGAGCATGTCTGATGATCAGTTGAAGGCGGAAGTCGCCAAGCTGACGGGCCAGCAAGGCAACTATGCGCCAGCGGCCGACCGTCCGCCCGTCAGTGCAGCGGCCATGGCGCAGGGCCGAGCGCCGATGCCCGGAATCCCGGAGAGCGTTCGACGGATTGAACGTACTGGTGGGCCAGCGGCCGGGGAAGTAGAGGCATACCAAGCTTCTAGAACGTCCGCTCCGGCTCCGGCTCCGGCCCCCGCTGCTGCTCCGGCAGCAGCGGCCGACCCGTTGGGTGAATTCATTCAGAAGAACCTTGTCAAGACGCCTGACGTTGCGGAGGACTCTAAGTCCCGTACCGAGCGGGTCAAGGCGCTTCAGAGAGAATATGCGCCGCTGTACAGGGAACTCCTGGGCGACACGCAAGACGACATGTACCGCAACGCCATGCTGATGATTGCAGATGCGGGCCTTCGTTACGCTTCTGCTCCTGCTCGTTCAGGGTCCACGCCGATCTCCCTTTTGGCAGAGTCTGCGCAGGGCCTGCCCCAGGGCTTCATGGCGCTCATGGCACAGGCCAAGGATCGCCAGATCAAGGTTGATACCGCTGTGCTGTCTCAAGCCATCAACGATGTGCAAGAGCAGGACAAGATTGCCCAGCAGATGAAGATGGAGATGCTCAAGGGCGACTACCGCCTCTTGCTGGAGCAGCTCAAAAACAGCGGTGGCGGGGTCTTGGAGGATGGCGGCGCGGGCCTTATCGTTTCCAAGGGCCCAAAGGGGTCGTTCCTGGGCGTGTCCATCGATCCCAAGAACCCAACCGTGCAGTCTGCGCTCGCCAGCCGTTGGACGCTGCGTAACACGGACAATCCGTTTGTGGTCAATCGTGGCGAGGCCCCGACCTCCGTGGAAACGGACAAGGGAGAGCGCGTCAAGCTGACCAACAGCCTGCGCTCCCTGGACAACAGCCTGTCTACGCTGGACAACCTCAAGGGCGTCTATACACAGGCCTATGGCCCCGGTGCGTGGTTCTCGGACAAAGTCAACAACATTTTGGTCCCTGTTGTGCCTGCTGCTGTTGTGCGTCCGGATGTCAACCTTGTCGATGCCTCCACCCGCATCAGCTCTGGCATGAACTCGATTATGAAGAGCATTGCTTCGGCCAACGATGGTGGCCGGGTGGCGGTGCAGGAGCAGGAGTGGGTCCGCGAAACTGCAAAGGGCATTACTGATCCAACCAAGTTTTTCGCTGACAAGGAACTGGTGGCCAAGCAGATGAACAGCATGGAAACGATGCTGCGTAACGCTCGCCAGCAGGTGCTCACGCAGTTGGGGTACGAGAAGAACGACTACACCATGTCCACCCCCAACACCGGCACCCAAAGCGATCCGTTTGTGATCCCCACTGATCCGAACGAGCAAAAGCGCATGTTCAACTTCCTTGGTAGTACGATTGGCAAGCTCCAAGACCCACGGGCCACGGTCTACATCCGGATGCCTAACGGTGCGATTCAAAGCTTCAACCCGACCCAACTGCAAGGGCTGCTGAAATAATGGCCACGATCCTCAACTCTCAAGGTCAGCTTGTTGACTTCACCACGGGTGAGATCACGGGCCGGGCGGAAGGTGCGCCGGTTACGGCGGACCCTCGCAAAGGGGGCCCAGGCGCTCCGGAGCAGATGACTGAGGGTGGGGATAAGGTCAAGGGGCTGGTCGATAACTTCTCCTGGGGCTTCAACTCGGCGCTCTTTTCCTTGCCCGATGCTGCTCAGCGCGTCATTGGGCGCGGGCTGGGGCTGGACGACAAGCAGGTCTTTCAGTTCACCAAGTTTTTCAATCGTGGGCAGGTTGCGCCGCGAAACTCCGGTGAGCGCTACTCTCGCGCTATTGGCGAAGGCGTGGGCAGTGCGCTGCCGTTTACCGGCATCCTGGCGTATTCAGCGGCCACCCGCCCGTTGGTAACGGCTACTCCGGCGGCTACAACCTTGTTTCGCGGCATTGCAGACGACACCATCAAGATGGTCCAGAAGGCTCCCCGGACGGCGGCTGCTATCGACGTGGCCTTCGGTGCCGGCTGGGAAGGGTTGCGCCAAGCGGTGGAGGAGAACGTCTCTGACGACAACCCTGCCAAAGGCCTGTACAAAGAGTTGCTGCCTACTGCTGCTTTTGTTGGGCTGCCCCTGGCTGCCGGCTCAATTGTCAAAAACGCTCCTAGCGTCCGTGCTTTCAACTGGGCCAAGGGCAAGGCCCAGAGCGCCGCTGGCACCGGTACTCCGCTAAGCGATATTGAAAAGGAAGCGCTGGCCACAGTACCTGCGGGCTTCAAGCTCCCCTTCATCAACATCATCCCCAAGGTCCTGATCAAGAATGCTGAGCGCAAGCTAAGTCAAGTCTTCGGTCCAATCGCCGAGAGCCGGGAAGCGCAAGATGCGCTCAAGGCGCTGGAGACGGCGCTGGCCGACCCTCGGTTTGCAGAAGCCGGCTTTGTGTTTGATGCGGCCGAGAAGACGATGTACGCCCCGCTGGTGCGGGAGAAGCAACTTCTGTTGGAAAAGCTCGGGCCCAAAGAACTCGAAGCGACCAAGCTACGCATCAACCAGAACCAGGAAGCGCTCACCAAACTGTTTGGCGACCTTGCTCCAGAGGCTCGCAAGCCCGTGTTGGATGCGTTCCAGGCGGCGCAAGCAGATCGTCAAGGTTTCTTTGACGCCCTTGCGCGTCAGAAAACAACGATGACTGACGCAGAGATTGCTGCGGTGTCCGAGCGCCTCGGACCACAGAACATCGACAGGCTCAACGATGAGCTACGCGGCATCCTAATGAGCAGCATGGAGATGGACAACGACATGCGCCAGAAGGTCCTTTCGCGCATGGGCCTCAAGCAGGCCATTGCTCCGGACGGCACCCCACTGCCTACACGCGACCAAGGCAAATCGCTCTTTGACGCGCGGGACATGGAAACTGCGGTCATGCAATTGCTTCAAAAGTACCGCCCTGAGCGGCCTTCATTGCGCGTGTCCATGCCGGAGCCAATCCGCCTGTTGGATCGGTTTGTCCAGTCGCAGTTGTTGCAGCGCGATAAGATTCAGCGCCAAGCTTTGACCTCCCTGGTCGATGACATCCTATCCCAGCAAATGGGTGCGGTGGGCAAGGAAATTGACCCCGAAGTGTACAAAGCTATCCGCGACTCGGTGATGACGCTGGTCAAGGGGGAGAAGGTCAAGACCGGGCGCCGCACTCCGGGGCTCGCGGAACTCGCTCCCAAGCCCGATGCCCAAGGCAATATCGCGGTGCCGGGCGTTATCCCCGGGCGCAAGATCATCGTCAATCCGGAGCAGCTCCGTGCTGATGCGGAGCGCATTGCCGCTGACAGCACCAAGATTGACTTGAACATGCCGGAGGCGCTGGACTACCTCACAGCAGCGCAGCGGTTCCGCAACGATTCGATTAGCCAATACAACGCGGCGATGACCCGGGGCCGTACCCGCCAGACGGATGCGCAGCGCCTTCTGGATACGGGCGATGCGGTGTTCAGGGACATCGAAGGCCTTGTCCTGAACCACGCGCCACGGCTCAAGGGCGAGTACGACGCGATGAAGATCGTCTTGGACGACTACAAGGCGATCTACGACAGGACTGTCCCTCTGCTGCTGACGCAGTCCAAGAAGGGCGGCCGGGAATGGTTGCTGCCCAACGAAGACCTGATGCGCACGGCCTTCCGGACGGCGGGGGGCGTCAAAGACATCTCTGCCATCCTGGGCCCTGATCCGCAGTCCCAAAAGCTCCTGCTCAACGGCACGATCGATTGGCTGCGCACCAAAGGCGTAGTCAACAAGGATGGACTGGTTGACCCCAAGACGATCCGCTCTGTTCTGAACAAGAACCGCAACATCGTCGAAGCGCTGCCAAAGGATATCCAAGCCAAGCTGGCCGATGAGGTCAAGCTGGCTGACGACTTCCTGGCCCGCACGGCAGAGATTGATAACCGGGTTACGCTGGCCAAGGATAACGAACTGGACCGCCTGCTGGCCAAAGCAGTGCGCCCGGGCGGTGATCCACGGATCATTCTTATCGATGCTCTGCGCGACCCGGCGACGATGACCAAGCTGGTCGGGACGATGAACAAGGACCCCGACATGCTCGCGGCCCTGCGCCGCTCTGTCTATGACGTGGCTACCGAAGGCGCCCAAGGCGGCGGGGCCCTGAAGACCTTCCTGGACAACAACGAGAAGTCGCTGAAGGTCTTGTTCAACGGCACCACTCATCTTCAGGACCTTAAGACCTTGGCGGACATGCAGCGTCGGGTCAATGCATTTGCCAACATCACAGGCCAAATTCCGGCTTTTGAGTCGTTGGACGAGGGCTTCAAACGTGTGTTCGGCTCTGGTATTCAATACATTACCACCAGCATTAAGAGCACTGGCATGCATTTCCAGTCCCCCGATACCATGGCTCTGGGGCTGCTGTTGCGCATGACTGGAAACCTGGAAAACCAACTCTACCGGCGTATCTTTACCCGCGCCTTGGAGAGCGAAGAGTTTGCCCGCAGCATCACGCACGTGGGCACCCCCGCTGAAGGCCAGCGGGTTATCAAGCAATTGGAGCAGATTGGCGTTCCCGTGCGCAAAGTCATACTGCCCGCGATTCGCAGCACTGCTCAGGCGCTGGGCGATGCCACCGCCACGGGCCAAGAAGACAAAATTGCTGGGATGGAAGGTCTGCCTGTTGTTCCACGTGAAACAGCACGGCAGATGCTCAACCGCGTCATCCCGGCAGGCCCCCCGACCCGTGGGACGGAATTCAATTTCCGCTTGCCGACCAAGCCGCAGGCCTCCCCTGGTGCGAACAGGCAAATTCCGCTCATGTACCCAGCCATGTTCCCCAACGACCCGATCAGCGGTTTGCTTCAGCAACGGGCGGCGGCCATCAGTGGTCAGCCTCAGCAATAAACGGAGAAAAACATGGAGATGATCGGACGGTTGGTCGGTACGATGTTCCTGGCCCGGGAGTACGCTCACCGGGCCCATTTGCGCGTGACGGGTGCGGGCAGCTTTGCCAAGCATTCAGCGCTGGGCGAGTTCTACACGGCCATCATCGAAAACGCCGACAGCATCACGGAGGCCTATCAGGGCCGGCACGACATCATCGAGATTCCGTACCTGCCAATGATCGATGAGGAGGACCCGGTCAAGGCGCTGGAGAGTTTTCTCGACGATATCGAGAAGCTGCGCTACGACGCCGTGGACAAGAAGGACTCGGCAATCCAGAATCTGATCGACGAGGCCGTCGGCACGTTCTTGTCTGCTTTGTACAAACTCCGCAAATTGAGGTAACCCATGCCTTTCTTTAATCTATTCAGCCGTCCGCAAGCGCCGATGCAGGCTACGCCCGTCCCTGTTATGCAGCCCTCATTTGGCGCATCTCCTGATGTAATGATGAGACTTCAACAGGGGGCGGCTGCACAAGATATGGCAACACAAGGGGGGATCGGTTCTTTGTCTTCGCCTATGTTGCAAAGCATGCCTCAAATGGCGCCCCAATCCACAAATCCATACATGCAGTTGCTGTCTTCGCAGCAACTGCAACAATTTGCCGCTCCTGCTCCCCCGGGTATGCTAGGCCCAGCAATGCCAAGTACCCCATCGATGTCAATCCCATCCATGCAGCAATTTGCCGCTCCTGCTCTCCCGGGTACGCTAGGCCCAGCAATGCCGAGTACCCCATCGGTAGGAATTCAACCGGTATCCCCGCAGGGGCAATTACAGCAACAGCAATTTGCCCCTCCCGCTCCTCCGGGTACGCTAGGCCCTGCGATGCCCAATACTCCTTCAATGGGTCCTTCAACTCCTCAAGGGTTTGGCCCGTCTAACAAATCTTTTAACTATCAATCCATCGGCTTGCAAATGCCCTCGTCATACCAGGGCCCCAAACTGCCCTCATATTCTTCCACCCCTGCGCCCAGTATTGGCCCCTCTGGCGCGCAGGGCGGCGCGCAAGGCGCTCCGCAAAGTGGCGGCCAAGGTGGCAGTCTTTTTTAATTGGAGAACATGATGAAAAAACCCGTGTGGGACAAACCACGGCCCAAGGGCCTTGGACCGTCCAAGAAGCTTAGCCCTGCCAAGAAAACGGCTGCCAAAGCAGCCGCAAAGAAGGCAGGTCGCCCTTACCCGAACATGGTGGATAACATCCGCGCGGCTAAGGCCAAGTAACGGTTGCAGTTGCCATCACTTAGCCCGGAGAGTCTCCCTCCTTGATGGCACTTGAGTCAGGGGTTGCCATCGGCCCCTGACTCTTTTTTTGGAACGCCTCAACGCGGCGCCACCACTTGTCCTTGTAGCCGTCGAACTCCCGGCCGGCGGTGATGAACTCCTGCGGTTCTCCGGCCCGGGACATCATCATGATCACGCCCAAATCTATCTTGGTCCCGTGGACCTTGTCGTGCGCTTCTGCGTACGCCGCAAGCTGGACGAAGTAGTCTTCAATCCACTCGCGCTTTTTGGGTTTGTTGGTCTGCTTGAAGTCCATGATGCAGGGCTTGCCCTTGTACACGCCAATGCAGTCGGATGTTCCCGCATACACGTTGGGCACATACAGGGGAATCTCCGTCCCCCAGACCTCATCAACATGCGGGAAGAAATGCTCGATGAGCTGGTGACCCATCCGGTAGCCTTGGACCTGCTGCCATGTGCGCGGCGTGTCCAGTGGTCGGTTCAGGAGCAGGCGCTCGATGACGTTGTGCATGTGGGTGCCGACGGTGGCTGCTTCTGTGCGAACGCGATCGGCTTCTGCCTTGCCCACACGATCCTCCCAGCCCTTTAGGTCGCTCTTGTCTTTGGTCTGATCAAGAATCGTGGTGACACTGGGCACCGGGATGCTGTCCATGTCGATTTGATATACACGTCCCGTGGACCTGTCTAGCCTTTCGATTTTTTTGTACATGTAGCGCTTGCGCATGTTGATGAGCTGCATTACTTGATCCATTCTTTGAGTTCTTCGCCCAGCACTTGCGAGGCGATGTTGATCTTGCTGCGGAGCGCCTTGACGATGTGCTCATCGACAGTGTTGGGGCTGATGAAGTCGATGTAGGTCACGCTCTTGGTCTGGCCGATGCGGTGAGCGCGGTCCTCGCTTTGCAAGCGCACTTCCAGGTCAAAGCTGTTGCTGTAGTAGATGACCGTCTTGGCCTCGGTGAGCGTCAGGCCGTAGCCGCCGGTGCGTGGGTTACCGACAAAGAAGCGCAGCCCACTGCTGGGGTCCTGGAACTTCTCTACGATCGATTGCCGATCCTCTGCCTCGGTGTCGCCGTAGTAGGTAGCCACGGTGGTCATCCCATACTCCTCTGCCAAGGCCTTCTTGATGTTCTCGATGTCGCGCCGGTAGTTGGCCCAGATGATGATTTTTCCGTCGCACTCCTCGATGGTGGCCAGCAGCTCTTTGATGCGGTTGTTGGGCAGGTCAACCTCTGTGCCGTCGTCGTACTTCACGTGGCCGCAGACGATCTGGTGCAGACGCATGATCTGCGTGAGCGCATTCTTGGTGGACATCAAGTTGCCGTCGATCATCGTGAGCGCCATGAGCTTCATCTGGCTGTAGGCCTTGGCCTGCTCATCAGTGAGTTCAATGTCACGGCGGATGAACACCTTGTCCGGCAGGTCCAGGCACTCTTCTTTGGTCACGCGGAAGGAGAAATGGTTGAGCTTCTTCTGCAACTCTTCGAGGTGCCGGTAGCCGACGATCTGCTTGAACGTGTGTGTGGGCATGCGCCTCTCGACAAGGACCGCGTACCGCGCCTGGAAGGCGTAAAAGCTGTTGTAGTTGAGGCACGTGGGCGAGAGGAACTCGCACTGGCTGAACAGGTCCAGCGGACTCTTGGTGACAGGAGAGCCCGTAGCGATGCGCTTGTAGCGCGCCTCCTTGCCTGCCTTGATGATGTTCTTGGTGCGCTTGGCGTTGGGCGTCTTGATGGTGGTGCTCTCATCAATGGCCATGTAGGCGTTGGTCACCCGCAGGAAGGTGCGGGCAAACGCAACGCCCTTCTCGGTGCTGAACGCCTCGACGTTCATGACCAGGATGCGCAGCGTGTCCACTGCGTTGAGCATCTGGTCCATCTGTTCGCGCTCCGCCTTGCGTGGCGTCGGTGACCAGCAGGCCATCGTGTAGGGCACGTGCTCAGGCATGTGCTTAGGGATTTCCCCTGTGTACCAATTCCGATACACGCCCTTGGGCGCGACCACCAACATTGCGTTGATCTTGCCCTTGTCGTAGAGCATCGCTGCGTTGTTGATGAGCATGAAGCTCTTGCCCGTGCCCATGTCTGCAAGGAGCGCGACGTGCGGGTCCTCCCAGAAACGCTGCAAAAAGGCCGCTTGGTGCAGGAACGGCTTGTTCCTAAAGGGGTACCGCTCTAAAAAATAATCCATGACTCTCTACCTTTCTTAAAAAGGGGCTTGACAGCCCTGCGGCCAAGTGTACACTAGCGGCACGTTTTAAGAAAGGAGAGCGTAAACGTGGCAATTGTCTACATCGTTCAGGAGATGCCGAATCACGATCTGGCCCCTGCAATGCGCTATGGAGATATGAAGGTCTTGTTGCCTTCAAACACCCAAATCGCGTTCAGCACGGTCCCGACCGTTCGGTCCCTGAGGCGCAAACTGCGCGACTACAAGGATGGGGACTTCCTGCTTTTGACAGGGGACCCTGTGGCTATCGGCTTGGCCTGCTCGATAGCTGCTTTCTATAACTCTGGCCGCTACACCGCGCTGAAGTGGGACCGCCGCGAGCGCATGTACATCCCTGTTAAGATTGATATCACTGAGAAAGGAGAAAGCGATGAGTAATCTACGCGACATGTTTGAGCAGGACGCTGGCGCCCTGCAAGTCAAGAACGAGGACCTGTCCTCCGTTGGTGCTTTGGCCAAGCGCGCCAAGGAATTGGAAAAAGAGATCGAGGAGATCGACACTATCCTCACCGAGCGCAAGAGCCAGTACCGCAAGCTTCTGGAGGAGACCATCCCTGCGATGCTCCAAGAGCTGGGTCTGACCAAGTTCTCGATGACCGATGGCAGCGAGATCGTCGTCAAGCCGTTCTACAGCGCCAGCATCCCCGAGGAAAAGCGCGCGCAGGCCTATGAATGGCTGCGTGAGCACGGGTACGACGACATCATCAAGAACACCGTCTCTGTCCGGTTTGGCCGCAACGAGGACAAGCTGTGCGAGACGCTTCTGAATCAACTGCGTGAGCAAAACTATCCTGTGGAGCAGGCGCAGAAGATCGAACCCCAGACCCTCAAGGCCTGGGTTCGCGAGCAGGTGGAACGCGGCAACGAGTTCCCCACTGAGCTTTTTGGCGTCTATGTCGGCCAGAAAGCCAGCATCAAATCGGCATGAACCAAGGAAAATGAACCATGAGCAAGAACCAAGTTGCAGTTCAAGAGGAAAAGCAGTACTCCGTCGCTCTCGCGAGCGACTTCGAGCAAGACGCCAATAGCGGCTTCAACGGCATGGGCCAGGACGACTTCGCCCTGCCTTTCCTGAAGCTGCTGACCAGCACCAGCCCCGAGGTTGGCGAGGTCGAAGGCGCGATGCCCGGCTTCATCATGAACAGCGTCAGCGGCGAGTTGTACGACGGCAAGAAGGGCATCACCGTGATCCCCGTTGCTTACGTGCGCCAGTACATCGAGTGGGCCCCGCGTGGCTCTGGCTCGGGTGCTCCGCAAGCCATCTATCCGGCGACGTCCGACATCCTCACCCGCACTCATCGCGAGCCGGGCGACAACAAGGACTATCTGGACAACGGCAACTACATCGAGAACACGGCCAATCACTACGTGATGGTCATCAACGACAGCGGCATCCCGGAGCCTGCGCTGATCGTCATGAAGTCCACCCAGCTTAAGAAGAGCCGCAAGTGGAACACCATGATGCAAAGCACCAAGCTTATGGGCAAGAATGGCCCGTACACCCCTGCGATGTACAGCCATGTGTATCGCCTGACCACCCAGGCCGAGTCCAACGACAAGGGCAAGTGGTACGGTTGGGAAGTCGAGCGCATCGGCCCGATTGAAGATATCAACCAGTACGCTGCCGCCAAGAGCTTTGCCCAGCAGATCAACTCTGGTGAAGTGAAGGTCAAGCACGAAGCAGAAGGCGCCGCTGCCGGCGGACCCGCTCCGTTCTAAGTTCCGGGGCCGAAAGCGGATGCTGGATACGCGCTACTGAAAACAAAAGCCCGGGGATTGCGCACCGGGACAGACGCAGCGAGTAGGCCCCACCTTTCTTCATAGAGGGTTCGATGACCGACATAACAAGATTCAAGGCGATCTTCAGCGGGCTGGACATCGCCTACGGCACGTACAAAATAAAGGCCGAACGTGGAGACGGAAAACAAGCAGGACAGGCAACTGTCGTTCGCAAACCCCCGACCGATGACCTCTGGGTCAAGCACCTCGAAGGTGTTGAACCGAGTCTGGGCATTATCCCGATCAGGGCGGATAACTCCTGCATCTGGGGCTGTATTGATATTGACCAGTATCCTCTGGACCACCGGGGTCTCGTTGAGCGGGTCGCGCAGCTAAAGCTGCCCATGGTCGTGTGCCGCAGCAAGTCTGGCGGCGCGCACGTCTTTCTGTTCACCAAGGAGCCCGCCCCTGCGCGGGATTTCCAGCAGTACCTGAAGAACGCCGCTTCGCTCCTGGGCGAAGCAGGGCGCGAGATTTTCCCCAAGCAAGCCGAGATTCTTGTGGATCGCGGCGACACCGGCAACTTCCTAAACCTGCCCTACTTCGGCGGGGACAACGGCCTGCGCTACGCCATCAACGCCGACGGCAGCGCCGCTACGCTCGAAGAGTTCTATGCGCTCTACGACGCGGCCGTGCAGGATGTGCCGCTTAACTTCCCAGAACCGCCAAAACAGGCCGAAAGCCCCATCAAGGATGGACCACCGTGCCTCCAGGCTCTGTGCGCACAAGGCTTTCCCGAGGGCACCCGCAACAACGGCATGTTCAACATTGGCGTCTACCTCAAGCGCGTCTACCCGACGGGCTGGGAGGACAAGATGGTGGAGTACAACCAGAAAGTCGTCGCGCCGCCCCTGCCCAACAATGAGGTGCAGATTCTCATCAAGCAGGTGGGCAAGAAGGACTACCAGTACAAGTGCAAGGACTCGCCGCTCAACAGCTTTTGCAACAGCGGGCTGTGCAGGACCCGCAAGTTTGGGATCGGGGCCCACGCGCCGGATGCCGCGCAGATTGCGAGCCTGTCCAAGTACGCGAGCGAGCCCCCGTTGTGGTTCCTCGACGTCAACGGTAAGCGCATCGAACTCGACACCGAGAGCCTGTACAACCAAGCAGCCTTTCAGAAGTCCTGCCTGGAGCGCCTCAACGTGGTGCCGCCTACCTTGCGCAAGCAAGACTGGGAGAACCTGCTCAACGCCCTCCTGAAGGAGATGGTGGAGACCGAGCAGATCACCGTGGCCAGCGAGGACACCAGCGTGACCGGCCGCTTCATGGACCTCTTGGAAGAGTTCACGACGCACATGCAGCAAGCGCTCGCCCGAGATGAAATCCTGATGGGCCGGCCGTGGACCGATGAAGATGAGGCCCGCACCTACTTCCGAATGAAAGACCTCGAAGCGCACCTGTTGCGCAACAACTTCAAGGGCATGACCGCTCCCAAGATGGCGCAGCGCATGCGTGATATCGGCGGCGAGCCCATCAGCCTGTTCCTGAAGAACCGCGCGGTGCGCTGCTGGCGCATCCCCCGCTACGAGAAACAAGACGCACCGTTTGAGACCCAAACCCAACGCACCGAAGGGAGTCCATTTTGATGAAGATCGACGGCTTCGACGAAGCCATCCTGGGCCCTGCCCTGCTGTGGAATCCCCGCGTGGAGGTTCTGGTCTACGATGCCGAGAAGATTCGGGAAATTCTTATGACTCGCGACGGCATGAGTTGCGACGAGGCCCGCGAGTACATCGAGTTCAACATCGAAGGCGCCTATGTAGGGGATCGCACCCCCGTTCTGGTCTGGACGCAGGACATGTGGTGGGAAGAGGATGAGTGACATCCACAAAATCTTCGGGCCGCCCGGGGCGGGGAAGACCACCTACTTGCTCAACCGGGTACAGCAAGAGCTAGAAGATGGCGTTTCCTCGGTAAGGATCGGCTACTTTTCTTTCACCAGAAAGGCGGCCAACGAAGCGCGCGACCGGGCCCTGGAGAAGTTTCCCTATCTGCACCCCAAGACCGACTTCCCGTTCTTTCGCACCCTGCACAGCCTCGCCTTCCACGCCCTGTCCATCAAGGCGGACATGATCATGCAGCCCGAGCACTACCGCGAGTTCGCGGCCCAGGCTGGCATCGAGATCAAGCTGGCCAGTGAGGATGACGTGGACCTTGCCAAGGCCGACAACCCCATCCTCAACGAGATCAACCTTGCCCGTATCCGGGGTGTCGATCTGCGTGAGCACTACAACCAGTGCGGCCTCGATATCGAGTGGCACCACTTTGAGTTTGTCGAGCGTACCTATCGCCACTACAAGCGCAGCAAAGACCTGCTGGACTTCACCGACCTCTTGGAGATGATCGTCTCCGACCCCGATCGGCTGCCGACCCTGGAGGTGCTGATCGTGGATGAGGCTCAGGACTTGAGCCGATTGCAGTGGCAAATGGTCGAGGCCCTCGCCAAAAAAGCGAAACGGGTCTTCCTCGCCGGAGACGACGATCAGGCAGTATTTACTTGGGCCGGAGCCGACGTCAAGAGCTTCCTGTCCTTCCAGGGCGAGATCACCGTCCTCCAGCAGTCCTACCGCGTCCCCAGTACTGTCCACAAGCTTGCCGACCGCATCGTCCACCGCATCCGCGAGCGCCAGCCCAAGGAGTGGCGCGCCAGGGACTTCGAGGGCTCTGTCCTGACCTACTACCGCTTCGAGGACGTCTCCCTCGGCGATGAGCAGTGGCTCATCTTGGCCGCCACCAACTACATGCTCAACCCCATCCATGAATGGCTCAAGAGCCAGGGCGTTCTGTTCGAGCGCGGTGGGGTGCCGAGCCTGAACATCAAGATGATCCAAGCGGTGCAGAATTGGGAGCGGCTGCGCAAGGGCGAGACTATCTCCGGAGCAGACGTCACAGAAATCTATCGGTACCTCAGTGCAGACATCGTCGCTCGTGGACACCGGACCTTCAAAGGCGGTGAGCCCGGCGAGCTGTACGACCTCGAAGCACTGACCAAGGACCACGGCCTGCTGAGCGCACCTATCTGGCATGAGGCCCTCACCCGGATTGCTGAGGACAAGCGCGACTATCTCATCGCAGTGCTGCGCAGGAAGACCAAGCTGTCCAGCGTGAATCGCATACGCCTGTCCACGATCCACGGCGCCAAGGGCGGGGAGGCGGACAACGTCTTACTGCTCATGGACCTCTCGCCAAAGTTCGCCAAGGAATACGCTACCAACGGCGACAACGTGCATCGCCTGTTCTATGTGGGCGTTACCCGGGCTAAGAAATCATTGCACTTAGTGCTACCCCGACACCAAGAAAAAGGATTCCGCCTGTGAAGACCTTCCCCATGTTTCCCACTCAGACGGAGTGGGTGCCCCCGCAGTCGTTCCCTAACCTCAGCGAAGCCAAGGAGATCGCAATTGACCTCGAAACGTCTGATCCGAATATGGAATCTATGGGTCCCGGTTGGCCTCGGGGCGACGGGTTTATTGTTGGTTACGCAGTCGCCGTCGATGGCTGGTCTGGGTATTTTCCTGTTGCTCACGGCGGTGGCGGCAACCTCGATAAACGCCTTGTGGAACGCTGGATACGGGACGTCCTCGCCACCCCAGCCGACAAGATCATGCACAACGCTGCCTATGACGCCGGGTGGCTGGGTGCAAGTGGATTCACCATCAATGGCCGCATCTACGACACCATGCTCGCCGCCCCCCTCTTGGATGAGAACCGATTCTCATACAGCCTCAATTCGCTCGGCTTTGATCACCTCAAGGAAGTCAAAAGCGAACAGGCTCTCAAGCAGGCAGCAGCCGATTTCGGTGTCCACCCTAAAAAGGAACTTTGGAAGCTCCCCGCGATGTATGTCGGGGAATACGCCGAGCAAGACGCAGCGCTGACCCTCAAGCTCTGGCAGTATTTCAAGATCAAGTTGCGCCAGGAGGAAGTCGAGTCCATCTTCCAATTGGAGACCGACGTCTTCCCGGTGCTGCTTGACATGACCCGCCGAGGCATTCGCTTTGATCGCGACAAGTGCGAGCAGCTCATCGATCAAATGAAGAAGCGCGAGAAACACCTTCTGCAAGAGATGAAGCAGCAGGTGGGCTCCCAGGTGGACGTCTGGGCCGCGCAATCAATCGCCACGGCCTTCGATCGCCTGGGCATTCCCTACAGCAAGACCTCCAACGGTCTGCCCAGCTTCACCAAAGGCTTCCTGGACTCTTGCGAGCACCCGTTGGCCAAGATGATCGTTGAGGCGCGCGAAACCAACAAGACGCACAGCACCTTCTTGCAGCCCTACCTGGACTTCAGCGCCAAGACAGGCCGCATCCACCCGCACGTCAACCAGATGCGCTCTGACGACGGCGGTACCGTCACCGGCCGTCTGTCCATGGCCAACCCCAACCTCCAGCAGGTGCCTGCTCGCCATGAGGTGATCGGTCCGATGGTGCGTAGCCTCTTCCTACCGGAAGAAGGAGAGCTGTGGGGGTCTAACGACTTCTCCTCCCAAGAACCACGGCTCCTGGTCCACTACGCCAACCTTCTGGAGCTGCCCGGGGCCGACGTCATGGTGGACGCCTACCGCAGCGACCCCAACACGGACTTCCACCAGATGGTTGCCGACATGGCCGAGATCAAACGCAAGGCCGCCAAGACAATTGGCCTGGGGCTGATGTACGGCATGGGCAAGAACAAGCTGGCCGGGCAACTGGACCTCTCCGTGGACGAGGCCAGCGACCTCATCGAGCGCTTCCACAAGAAGGTGCCGTTCCTCAAGGGCACGGTCAATGCCGTCATGAAGCGCATTGAGCATCCGGCTGCCGGCGGAGCAATCCGCACCCTGCTAGGCCGCAAGTGCCGCTTCCCGCTGTGGGAGCCAATGGAGTGGGGCGTCAACAAGGCCCTGCCCCGTGAGCAGGCAGTCATGGAATACGGCCAACGGATCAAGCGAGCAGGCACCTACAAGGGCCTGAACCGTCTTATCCAGGGGTCGGCCGCAGACCAGACCAAAGCGGCCATGGTGGCCCTGTGGAAGGCCGGACACAAGCCCATCCTTCAGGTGCATGACGAGGTGGCGCTCAGCGTCAAGGACCGCGCCCAGGCCGAGGAGGCTGCGCAGATCATGGCCACCGCCGTCCCCCTGCAAGTTCCCAGCCGCTGCGACGTGGAAGTCGGCCCAAGCTGGGGCGAGGCAAAATAAAAAGGGCCCCGAGGGGCCCTTATGCTTTGTAGTCGTGGAACACAAATCCTTCTTCAGGCATCTTGTGCCTGTTGATGATCATGTTCTTGACCGTCACGATCTTGCCGCTCTTGAGCCGGCGGATGTGCCCCCGACGCATGTGCGGTTTCGGACTGGCATGAGTGCCGCCTAACGGCTCACTGACCACGGCCCGGGGCTTGATCTCCACCGTCGTCCATTCGAAGAACGGCCGTTTGCCCTTGCGAGCTCGCTTGGCGTTGACCAGCGCATCGCCCGTGCAGCGCGCCACAGTGGCCTGGGGATCGCCATGGACCGCCAAAGCCACAATCCGGCGCAGCGCCACCATGAGATTCACTGCCCCCTGTTTGGCGCAGTCTGCTTCGCTTTTTTGCATCTGCCGGATGAATTTTGGCGAAACATGTATGCGCTGGTCCTCTTTAAGACTCCCAGAAGAACGAAGGATGACGCTGCCCCGCTCCCTCTCTGCATTGGTCCACCACTGGAAAACAAGCTCATCGCCTGCCCTCTCCAGCGTGATCGTCACCGCCCCTTTGCTGTAAGCCTCCCCCTTCAAGCGGATGGGCAAAAGAATGGCCATCTTCTCAAACGGGAACGGCCAGTCCTGGTGAGGAGTGGCCACCCCATAGGGAAGATGGCCCATCGTCTCGCGAAGGTGACGAGCATCTTCCTCCGTGGCCAACGGACCACTGGCAAAATCAATCCAGGTGTACTGCACCGGATCAAAAGGCACCAGGGGTGCATATTCACGGATGAACGGGCTCATTTGAACAGCGCCTTAAACTGTTCGAGGAGGGTGGGCTTTCGCGGCTGCGGGAACTGGAAGGACCACTCCCCCGACCCGCGCCCAGGCATGAGGACCGCCTCCACCTCCCCTTTGGAGGCCAGATACAAGCCCACACGGCGCACCACAGAAGCAGGCAGGCCCGTCCACTTGGCAATCTCCGACGTCTTGCCCACACCGCCTGCCGAGCGCAACGCCATACGGACCATGACCCGCGCTTCATCCGGGGTGATGCGATGCGTGTTCACCTTGCGTTCCCCTGCAAACGATCAGCAACCAAGGTCGCATACCCTGCAATGTCGGTCCAGGAATCGACGTTGTCGGGGTTGCCGTTGACGATGCGCGCGATCTTGTGAATGATCATCTCCAGCGCTTCCCACTGGTCATCCGCAAAGGTGTTGCCGTGCTTTTGCGCATGTGCGGACAGAGTGCGCTTGAGCGACTGCATCAAAGCGGCGCCGTCTTTGAACGTGCCGTATTGCGTGGCTCGCGTGTCAAGGACCGCATCGACCCTGCCGGCGTCAGGATTGGTCACCGCAGGCGCAACGGCGGCAACAGCAGCGGCCATGACCGAAGGCGAGAACAGCTCCCTGCGCATCTTGCTGCGCATTTGATAGACGTAGGCAACGGTGACGCCAAACTTCTTGGCCACGTCCGGCGCCTTTTCCTCAGGGTTCGTGCGCAGGAACTCACGGAGGTTTGCAGTTTTGTGTTTCATAGTAGGGCTTCTTCCCAGTTAGGTTGTTCAGGTTCTTGAATCGGTGGCGTAGGTTGCTTGCGCTTAGGCTGCTTGGGCATGAGTTCCGTGTCTAAGCGGTCAAACGGCCACCACCGTTTGAGTTCTTCTTCAGTCAGCGGTTTGTTCGGCATTTCTCTCCTTTCTAACGATTGGCCGAGCCTTGCCTGCACGAATGAGTTTTGTGACAAGGTCCATGGCCTTCTCCAATTCCCCAATCGTGCAAGCTTCCAATTGGGCATCATGAATTTCCATGCCCAAATTCAGTGCTGTTAGTTCGGGCCCACGCAAAATAAACCTGCCGGTCTCCGCTCCTCGGCGTCCCAACTCCAAGAGAGCGTCTTGCGCGGCCCTAATCTCTGGATGCCAGTCTTCCCCAATCTTGAGCCAAGCCAACCCTTCAGTGACGTTCATTGCATCAATGAGCATGTCCACGTCCTGCCGAGTGCCCTCGCCCTTTCTTACCTGCTCAAGGGCCGTGTGATTGCGCAGCATCAACGTCGTGCCCGCACTAATGTCCCCGACCCGTTTCATGCCAGAAAGGACATGGTTTATCGGATCAAGGATCACGCCCTTAGGCCTGTATTTGCTGCGTTTTCTCACGTCTATCCTTTCTTGTTACGCAAAGTGTACTTGCAGGGTTATTGGTTGTCAACACGTATGCAGTCGGACTTCACAATAATTTCAACTGTGCGAGGGACGGGCACTTCTCCGTTGACCCAGCGGCAGACGGTGCGGTAGGTCACGTCCAGCAGCTTTGCAAACTCTTTGCGCGTCGTTCCCAGGTCGAATTCAATGTAGCGTTCAAGATCACGGCCGGTCACTTGGGCGCCTCCTTCTTACCCTTCTCAGCAGCAGCCTTGGCGGCTTTTTCTGACGTGTAGGTTTTCTGGGTGCTCTTGACCACGAACAGATCGTTCATGTGGTTGCGCATCACTTCATCGAGCACCTCGCCATCGTCCGCTTCCAACACCCAATGGCTCACGTTCCAGGCCTTCCATTTCATATGCGTGTCCCCTTAGGCGTTTTGGTGGCCCGTAGCGTCCAACAACCAGCGCAGTACCACCGCTCAGGGCCCATCTCAATGCCGCCTTCCGGAGGCCGGTTCTGCTTGCACTTAGCGCATATCTTGAATCGATGCGCCGGCTGCTTGATCAAGTTGCCGGGCAGCACGTGTTGTGTGGGATGGGTCATGTGTTCTTCTCCTATCGTTGTGCAAATCCAAGGCGGCGCATCCCTAGCTCGATCAGCATGGCCGCGTCCTCTAATTGGTTCTGGCTGCTGCTCATGCCAGTTTGCCATTCCCCACCTACGCGCTTGCCAATCAATCCCACGGTTACAAGCTCGCCTGCCTTGGCATCTTCCAGCCACTGCTCCAGCATCCGCACCGCGTCCGTGTTGTCTACTGTGGTAGCTTTCAAAAAGGGTTTGATGTTGTCTGTCATGTGTTTTTCTCCATAAGCGTTGTCATTGT